TCAGGTGTTTTAGCTTGGTCTGATGTTTCAGGTGGTACTTCATGGCAAGCAGTAAAAACTTCTACTTTCACAGCAGTAGCTGGCGAAGGTTATTTTGTAAATACTACAAGTGGTGTTGTAACTATGAATTTACCAGCAGGTACACTAGGTGATGAAATTGTATTTGTTGATTATGCAGGTACATTTGATTCTAATACATTTACAGTCTCTCCTAACGGATCAGAAAAGATAAATGGTACAGCAGCAGATTTAACAGTTTCAGTAGAAAGAGCAGCAAATACTTTGGTTTATACGGATGGAACTCAGGGTTGGTTGCTAAAGAATAAATAATCATGGCTACTTATAAGGAGAAAGTTGGGACAGCAGTCGTCAACTACGCTGGTAATTACCCAGGCGCCGTGGAAGGTGAACTTTGGTACGATAGCACTAACAAAGATTTCAAATATCAATATCCAAATGTAACAGCAGCTGGTTCATGGAGAACTCAAGCTAATTTAAATACAGCAAGATATGTTGCTGGAGCAAATGTAGGAACTACTTCAGCTGAAAGCTTATGTTTTGGAGGAACTACTCCCCCTATAACAGCACTTACAGAAGATTGGAATGGATCCGCTTGGACTGAAGTTAACGATTTAAACAATGCAAGATATGGACTTGGTGGTTTTGGAATTAATACTGCAGCAATAGGTGCAGGTGGTTATGTTACTGCACCATCTGGTTACACTGAATCTTGGAATGGAACTAACTGGACAGAAGTTGCAGATTTAAATGATGGAAGATATGGATCAGCAAGTGCAGGAACTTCTACTGCTGGAATAATAGCTGGTGGAGGGTCAACTGACCAGGCTACAACAACAGAAATTTGGAACGGATCTAACTGGACAGAAGTAAATGATTTAAATAAAAAAAGAAGAAATATGAGAGGAGCTGGAACAACAACAGCTATGGTAGCTTACGCTGGATTCTCTCCTCCACTTACTTCTGATACAGAATTATGGAATGGAACCAACTGGACAGAAGTTAATAATATGAATACAGCTAAATATAATATGGCAGGAGCTGGTCAATCAAGTACATCTGCCTTATCAGCTGGAGGAGAGACATCTCCTGATCCAACCTCTGCATTAACAGAACAATGGAATGGAACAAACTGGACTGAAGTTAATGATTTAAATACTGGAAGATTTGGTGTTGCAGGAAATGGTAGTGTAACTTCTGCATTAGTTTTTGGTGGATCTTTACCAGGATATACAACAGCAACAGAAGAATGGACAGGTGCAGGTGCCGCACAAGGTGCGTGGGCTACAGGTGGAAATTTAAATACTGCTAGAAATAGTTCAACAGGTGATGGAATTCAAAACGCGGCAATTTTAATTGGTGGACAACCTCCAACAGGTGCAACAGAATTATATGATGGAACTACTTGGACAGAAGTAAACGATTTAAACACTGCAAGATATTTATTAAAATCGTCTACAGTAGGAAGCCAAACAGCATCTTTAGCTTTTGGAGGAAGAACAGATCCAACTAGATTAGCAAATACTGAAACTTGGAATGGAACTAACTGGACTGAAGTAAATGATTTAAACACTGCAAGAAGTCAACATGGTGGTGCTGGAACAAATACTTCTGCTTTAGCATTTGGAGGTTATTCAACAACAGCTCCAACAGCAGTTACTGAACAATGGAATGGAACAAACTGGACTGAGGTCAACGATTTAAATACAGCAAGATTTAATATTGGTGGATCTGGTTCAGATAATACAAATGCTTTAGCTTTTGGTGCATCTGGTTCAGCAGCAACAGAAACTTGGAATGGAACAAACTGGACTGAGGTCAACGATTTAAATACTGCAAGACAAATATATGCTCAGGCAGGAGCTTCAAACACAAGTGTTTTAGCATTTGGTGGGGGAGATGGCCCAACAAGAACAGGTGCAACAGAAGATTGGAATGGTGTTTCTTGGTCTGAAACAAGTGATTTAAATACAGTAGTCCAACAATCAGGTGGTGCTGGAACTAGTTCTGCGGCTATTAACGCTGGAGGAGTTACTCCTGCAGCAGATTTTGTAGTAGCAACAGAAGAGTGGAATGTTCCATCAAATGTGGTAAAAACATTAACAGATTAACAAATAAATAAGGAGAAAACTATGGCAAAAACATATCAATACTGTGTAGCAGAAAACTGGGGAAAGGGTTTCATCGATCACGTTGAATCTCAAAGAATCACGTTTGCAAGCTTTCCTGGTAATGTTTGGCAAGTTCCTGCATACAACAAACATGGTAATCTTTGGATTGCTAAAGTTGCAGGTGTTGTTAAAACTAAGGATGAAGCACAGGCGATTGTTGATGCAGAGGTTCAAGCAGCGCAAGCTGCGTGGGATGCTCTACCTGCTGAAGAAAAAGCACCAGCAGTAGAGTTTCACACAAGACCTACTGACATAACATTAGAGGAATAAAATTAAATGGCTACGTATTTAGGCACACATGGTAGTAAAATACAGAACTACACTACGGATCCCGATAATCCGAATACGGGAGAGGTGTGGTATAATGAGACAGCCAACACATTAAAGTTTCAATATCCTAATACTACAGGTGCTTGGTCTACGGGTGGTAGTTTGAATACAGGAAGATTTACTGCAGCCGATAATATTGGAATACAAACTTCAGCTTTATGTGCTACTGGACAAACTCCAGCTTATACAGCAAACGTAGAAAATTATAATGGTTCTGCTTGGACAGAAGTAAATAATGTAAACACAGCTAGAAGTAATGCAGCTGGAGCAGGAATAGTAACATCAAGTTTAATTGCTGGTGGTTATGCACCAGGAACAGCCGAAGAAGATGCTACAGAATTATATAATGGAACTAACTGGACAGAAGTAAATGACCAAAACACTGCTAGATATGGAGCAGCAATGGGAGGAGCAGATAACACAGCAGCACTATACGCTGGAGGTAATGGAGTTCCAAGTGGAGCAAGTGCGATAACAGAACTTTGGAATGGAACAAACTGGACTGAAGTAAATGATTTAAATACTAATAGAGGAAATTTTGCAGGCGCTGGAATTAGCACTGCAATGATAGCTTTTGGAGGATATTCAACTCCACCCGCTGTGTATTATGCTAATACAGAACAATGGAATGGAACGAATTGGACTGAAGTTAACGATTTAAACACGGCAAGAAGAGCTTTAGCAGGATCAGGACTGTATACATCGGCATTAGCTTTTGGTGGAGAAACAGCACCTGGAGCATTAGCGAACACAGAAGAATGGAATGGTACAAATTGGACTGAAGTTGCAGATATACCTGCAGCAAGAAATGGATTAGGGGGAGCTGCAGCAAATAACACAGCTGCTTTAGCTTTTGGTGGAAATCCTGGATATTCAACAGATACAAATGAATGGAACACAGGTGTTCCAGTCGGTGCTTGGTCTACGGGTGGAAGTTTGAATACGGCTAGAAATGTTTTAGCAGGAGCAGGTATAAAAACTTCTTCTTTAGTTTTTGGAGGAAGCACAGGCTCAGCTGTAGGAAATACAGAATCTTATAATGGCACTAACTGGACTGAAGTTGCAGATTTAAATACTGCAAGAACTGATTTAGCAGGAGCAGGTGTTTCTAATACAGCTGCGTTAGCAACAGGGGGAGAAGCACCCCCATATTCAACTACAACAGAAACTTGGAATGGATCAGGTTGGACGGAAGTTAATGATTTGAACACAGCTAGAGCTAAAATGGGAGGAGCAGGAACAGTTTCATCGGCAATAATTTTTGGTGGAGAAATTTCAACAGGTGTTACTGCAGTAACAGAATCTTACAATGGAACAAACTGGACTGAGGTTGCAGATTTAAATACTGCAAGAAAAATTTTAGGAGATGCGGGATCAAGTAATACAAACGCTTTATGTTTTGGTGGATTTTCAACTGCTCCATCTGCTGCAAATGAGTCTTGGAACGGAAGTAGTTGGACAGAACTTAATGACTTAAATCAAACAAGATACACTTTAGCAGGGGCAGGAACTAATACATCTGCTTTAGCATTTGCTGGAAGTTTACCTCCAGGTTCTCCAGCAAATTATGCAGAATCATGGAATGGAACAAATTGGACAGCAGTAGCAACTTTAAGTACAGGAAGAAGAAATTTAGCAGGTGCTGGTGCAGATAATACTTCTGCCTTAGCAATTGGTGGTAATACTCCTCCTGGAACTGTTTCAGCAGCAACAGAAGAATGGAGTGGTTCAACAGTAGTAACTAAAACAATAGACACGGATTAATTATGGCAACATACAAAGAAATTAAAGGAACACAAATCGAGGTCTTAGCATCAGACCCATCGAATCCTATTGAAGGACAAGTTTGGTTTAACTCGACAGATAATGTTTTAAAAGGTAGAATTTCAAATCCTGCTGGAAGTTGGTCAACTGCTAATAGTATAAATACTGCAAGAGGTGCTATAGCAGGTGCGGGAACAACAACAGCAGCGATAATATTTGGTGGAGAGCCATATTCTGCTGATACAGAAATTTGGAATGGAACTAACTGGACTGAAGTTAATAATCTTAATGTAGCAAGAGCACATATGGGAGCAGTGGGAACAACAACAGCAGCTTTAGGTTTTGGTGGTATAGTTGATCCAAGTCCGCAACCTACTATAAATATATCTTTGACAGAATTATGGAACGGTTCTAATTGGACAGAAGTTAATGATATGAATACCGGAAGATATGGAGTAAGAGGTGCAGGAACACAAACAGCAGCGTTAGGTACCGCTGGAAATATTCATGGAGTTGGTGTTTCAAATACAAATGAAACTTGGAATGGAACAAACTGGACTGAAGTTAATGATATGAATACTTCAAGAACAGAAGGATCTGCATTTGGAGCGACTAACACAGAATCACTTTATTCAGGTGGCTCAAATGGAGCCACGGTTTATGCCCAAACAGAATCATGGAATGGAACGAACTGGACTGAAGTAAATGATTTAAATCTTGCCAGAAATACTATGGGTGGAAATGGTATACAAACTTCAGGAATAGTTTATGGTGGTAATAAGCCACCTCCTGTTGGTGCATTAACAGAACAATGGAATGGAACTAACTGGACGGAAGTTGCAGATTTAAATACTGCAAGAAATAGAATGGGTGCAGCAGGAACAAGTGGTACTGTAGCTTTAGCTGCTGGAGGATTTACACCTCCTTCTACAGCAGTAACAGAAGAATTTGTATCACCTTTAGAATCAACTGTTACATTTACCGATTCATAAGACTTGTAATATATTTTAATTAGTATATATAAGAAACAACTATAAAGGATAAAGAAATGAAAAAAGATGTTAAAGAAGTAATACAAGGTGAAGAAACTCATTTAAATAATTTATTAGAACAAGAAGATCTATCTGCTTTTAAAGGTATGGTAGATGAGCTTAGAGACACTTGGACCAAGAAACAAATGTTTCGAACAGAAACAGAAGCAAGGTTTTCTGTATTACAAGACAATAGATATCCAACTAAAGCTTCAAAGTATTGGCAGTGTGTTAGAGAACAATCATCATACTTAGATAACTTAATGACATTATCGTTTGACTATAGAAGAAACGAAGCAAAAATTAAATGGCTACAAAGTAAAATTGAAAAAGAAGAAGATGAATATAAAAGAACTAAATATCAAATAGATTTAGACGAAGCTATATTTGGTAAAGCTTCTATGGAGAAAGTTGCTAAACATAGAATGAGAGAAATTAAAATGTGGTCTGGATTAAAGAAAGAATTTAATGATGGATCGTTTAATGACAAAGATGTTAATCAACATCAATTAGAATCTTATGGATTACAGTATCACGAGAAAGCAAAAACACTAAACGCAAACTCATCAGAGGCTGAAATATTTAATGTAATGGGACAACTACAATCCTTACAAAGAATTAAAAAGTCTGGTGAATTAGAAAATAGTTATAAAGAACAAGAAAAACTTGAACAACATGGAAAACCAAAATCTTAAATTTGATTTTGTATTTTTAGGTCAATCAATTTTAAAGTATCAAGTACCGCTTGATATATTTAATACGATTAATCAAATATATGAACAAAATTTTCATAACCTTGCACCCGCTAATGGTCAGTTAGTAGGTAAGATAGAAAACGAACATTCATTATTTTATCATGGTGAAGACCAGACAAAAATGAAAAATCATAACATGTTGCCTCAAAATGTTACAAATTATTTTATGACTGTGTTTAAACACTATTTAGCTTTTAATAAAATTAAAGATTATCAAACTCATTTAAATTCTATTTGGGTTAATGAAATGAAACAACATGAATATAATCCTGCACACATTCATAGAGGTATGTTATTTACTGGTTTATCTTCTGTAATGATTTTAAAACTACCATCAACTTATGGTAAAGAATATTCAGCAGAACACATACAACAAAATGGTAGACTACAGATATTAGGAGCTAGTAATGGTCAATTTGCAAAAATTGATTATCAACCACCAATGGACCTTAGAGATTTTTACATATTTCCATATGATATGAGACATTGTGTATATCCATTTAACGGAACAAATGAGACTAGAAGAACTCTAGCTGCAAACTGTGACGTACAGTTTGATCCAATTAGAAACAGGGGTGCGGTATAATGGATAAACAATATTACATAGATAATCACATAGGGTTATTTAAAAATTTTATGTCAAACGAATTAATAGATGATTATTTAAATTACTTTAATAAGTGCGAGCAACAAGGTGCAGTGTATCCAAGAAAAGAAGATGAGATGTTAGTATCTGATAATGCAATTGATACTATAAGAGATACTAATGTTCCAATGACCTATAATAACAAACCTTTTATAGATATGTTTTTTAAAGATGTATATCCTCTGTATGTTCAAAAATATTCATACTTAAAAAAATTATCTACTCACAACATACTAGAAGTTAAAATACAAAAAACTAAAATAGGTGAAGGTTATCATACTTGGCATTGTGAAAATGCTGAAATGAAAGCTAGAAATAGAATACTAGCTTTTAGTGTTTATCTTAATGATGTAGCAGAAGGTGGAGAGACAGAATTTTTATATCAAAAGTGTAGGTTTAAACCTGAAAAAAATACATTATTAGTTTGGCCATCACAATTTACACACGTTCATAGAGGCAACCCACCTCTGTCGAATGATAAATATATAATAACGGGATGGGTAGAATACGGATATTAATATGATAACAGAACCACGTTGGAAATCTTATATAGTAGAGACTACACAACCAATCTTTACACCTGAACAATGTAAAATGATTATTGCAGCAGGACGTGCTGAGCCTAAACAAGATGCTTATGTTGGAAACAATAAAGGTATTAAAGGTGGAGTTATAGATACTAAAACTAGAACCTCTCATATTAGTTGGATACCTTTTTCTAAAACACCAGAGATGTATAAAGACATTGAACGTATTATGAAAACCACAAATGGCAATCATTTTGGTTTTGATGGAATGACTATAACTGAGATGGCACAATACACAGAATACCCTGAAGGAGGATTCTATGATTGGCATGTTGATAATGATGTGAACATGGCTCACGAACCACCTGTAAGAAAAATATCTATGACTTGTTTGTTATCTCCTGAATCAGAGTTTGAAGGTGGTGATTTAGAATTAATGGCTGAAGGTAAAGTTGCAAAAATTAAACAAGGACACGCAGTATTCTTTGCATCCTTTATTAGACACAGAGTTAAACCTGTAATACGTGGTAACAGAAAATCTTTAGTTATGTGGTTTGGAGGCACTCCATTTAAATAATGCATAGAGAATTACATTTTCCAACACCTGTTTATATTGCAGATATAGAACACCCAACTCTTAATCAAGAGTTAGAGAGAGATATCGTAGCTTGGTCTAAACAAGATAAAGGAGTGGTTCGAACTAATGTACAAGGTTGGCATTCAACAACAGACATGCATGAGAAACCACAATTTAAAAAATTAGTTGATATGTTATATGCTTGTCAAAAAACAATATATGAACAAGAGCATTTAGAAAGTGGGCCTTATCTAGGTAATATGTGGGCTAATATTAATCCACCTGGTGGAATGAATAGAGCTCATCAACACCCTAATTCTTTATGGTCAGGTGTCTATTATATTAAAGCCCCTAAAAATTGTGGACATTTAAAAATAGATGATCCAAGATCATCGGCTGCAATGGTTAGACCTAGACAAAAAGAAGGACCTATGCCTGCAAGATTATTTAGAGAAACACATTACGAGCCTATTGCTGGAAGATGTATTATGTTTCCGTCATGGTTAATGCATTGTGTTGATCCTAACAATTCTAATGATATAAGAATATCAGTGTCTTTTAATTTTTTACAAAAGTGTATGATAGTATGAGTTTTCAAACTAATAAATATCAAGTAATTAAAAACGCTGTATCATACGATCTAGCTAACTTTATACTAAACTATTTCTTACTTAAAAGAGATGCGGTTGATTTTATGTATAAACATAATATACACTCACAGTCCCCTATTCTTGGAACATGGAGTGATCACCAAATACCAAATACTTACTCATGTTATGCTGATTTTGCTATGGAAACTCTTATGGTTAAGATGCTACCAGTAATGAAAAAACACACTGGCCTAGACCTATGTCCTACTTATTCCTATGCAAGAGCCTATAAAAAAGGTGATACTTTACACAGACACAAAGACAGACCTAGTTGTGAAATATCTACAACACTTAATCTAGGTGGTGATCCTTGGCCTATATTTATAGATGGCACAGGAGCTAATAATGTTATTGATGAACGTAAGAATATTGTAAAACCAAACGCTCCAGCAGGCACGAAAGTCTTGCTTGAAGTAGGGGATATGCTAGTATATAGTGGATGTGAACTCGAACATTGGCGAGAGCCTTTTGACGGGAACATTTGCGGTCAAGTATTTCTACATTATAATCATGTGAATGGCCCATTTGCAGACAAAAATAGATTTGATGGAAGAGCCAAGCTAGGCCTACCATCAGGTGTAAAATAGTATTATAATGAGGTTATATGTTACAAAAATTAGGATTCCTACCAGGGTTCAATAAACAGGTTACATCTACGGGTGCAGAGTCACAATGGACAGATGGTGAGAACGTGCGTTTTAGATATGGTACACCTGAAAAAATAGGTGGTTGGAATCAATTAGGAGAATCAAAACTTACAGGTGCAGCAAGAGGTTTACATCATTTTGTTAACAAAGCATCTACAAAATTTGCA